CAACGAATCCCAGGAACTGTTTTTTAAAGCGACCCTACGCGGTGAAAAGCCCGAACAGGCCGCAATCAGCGCAGGTCTAAGCCCGAAGACCGCAAAGGCCGCCGGCTTTCGTATGCGCAAACACCCAGCAATCGTGGCCGCACTAGCCGCCGTAGGTATCGGCACCAAAGCGGCACCGTCCGGCAAACCCGCCGCGACTACGGACGAATCTGAACCGGATATCGTGACTATTGAAATACCGGAAACCGAAGACCCGAAAGTCTTTTTGACAGCGCTCATGAATTGCCCGAAGGCAGGCGTGAAAGCCAGGCTGGAGGCGGCGAAGGCCCTGCTACCTTTCGAGCATTCGAAAGTTGGCGAGAAAGGCCAGAAGGAAAAACGCGCCGAGGCCGCTAAGGAAGCCGGCAAAGGGAAATACGGCACAGCGCCAGCCCCATTGCGTTCGGTGAAGTAAATGGAGTGGACAACGCAGAACCCAAATTGGGAATCCGATATCGTCGCCGGCCGAAGTCTACTTCCCTGTGCGCCACTCTTCCCCGAAGAGGCCATGGCCGGACTGGACGTTATGCAGCAGCTCCGGATCGTCGACGCACCGGGCAGCCCGACCATCGGCGAAGCATGCGCCCCGTGGGTCAGTGACTTTGCGGGTTCTGTGTTCGGTGCCTACGATCCGGATTCGGGTATCCGGCACATCAAAGAATTCATGTTGACCATTCCGAAGAAAAATTCGAAGAGCACTATCGCGGCGGCCATCATGTTGACGTTGCTGATCCGCAACTGGCGAACGTCTGCGGAAATGATCATCCTTGCGCCGACTATTGAAGTAGCTAATAACGCGTATGCGCCGGCGCGCGACATGGTGAAGCATGACCCCGAACTGGCCGAACTGCTGCAGGTGCAAGATCATCTGCGCACGATCACCCACCGTGGCACTGGCGCCACGCTCAAAGTAGTAGCTGCGGACTCAAACACCGTGTCCGGAAAAAAGGCCAGTTTTGTCCTGATAGACGAGATCCACCAGTTCGGCGCGATGCCAAATGCGGAAAACATGTTCCGTGAAGCCACCGGCGGGCTAATAGCCCGGCCCGAAGGTTGCATCATTTACTTGACCACACAGTCTGATAAACCGCCTGCGGGAGTATTCCGCCAAAAGCTGATGTACGCCCGTGGAGTGCGAGACGGGCGAATCGACGACAAACGCTTCCTGCCGGTGATCTACGAATTTCCGCAGCACATGCTCGACTCCGGCGAAGCTCGCAACGCGGAAAACTTTCACATCGTCAACCCGAACATGGGCTACTCCGTCGACCGCGGCTATCTGGAGCGCGAGTATTCCAAGGCGCAGGAGACCGGCGAAGAATCGGTGCTCGGCTTCCTAAGCAAATTCCTGAATATCGAAATCGGCTTGGCGCTGCGCTCCGACCGGTGGGCCGGCGCGGACTTTTGGCAGCAGCAGTCCGACCGCTCTGTGACGCTGGAGACGATGCTAGAACGCTGTGAGGTGATTGACGTAGGGATTGACGGCGGCGGCCTGGACGACTTGCTAGGGCTGTCGCTGGTAGGCCGTGAGAAGGATACCGGCGACTGGCTGTCGTGGTCAGGCGCATGGGCGCACCCTTCCGCGCTTGCCAGGAACAAGCAGGAGGCGTCGCGCTTTCACGATTTCAGCAGAGACAAAGACTTGGTGCTGGTGAAACGCATAGGCGAAGATGTTACGGAAGTCTGCGATATCGTGGAACGTGTCTACGAATCCGGACTACTCGACAAGATCGGCGTCGACCCGGTGGGTATCGGCGCCATATTCGACGAACTGGTAGCCAGGGGAATTCCGGAAGACAAGATCGTCGGCATAAGCCAGGGGTGGAAACTCGGCGGCGCCATTAAGACTACAGAGCGACGCCTGGCCGAAGGGAAGCTCAAGCATGCTGAGCAACCGCTAATGGCGTGGTGCGTCTCTAACTGTCGCGTAGAGCCTCGGGCAAACTCAATCCTGATCACCAAACAAGCTTCCGGCTCGGCCAAGATCGACCCAGTGATGGCGCTGTTCAACGCAGTAAGCCTGATGGCGCTAAACCCAGCCGCCGCGCACAAAAAGTTCCAAATGCTATTTCTTTAGGTTACAGTGCGCGTAATTTACCGGAGCTGTATACATGAACAGAGCCTACAGTTTTCTTGAGGTTAAGGCCGTCGGCGAGGAGACCCGTACGATCACTGGGTGGGCCACGACCCCGGAAACCGATCGTCAGGGCGACATCGTGGAGCCGCTTGGGGTCAAGTACAAAAACCCCCTGGTCCTTCTGTGGCAGCACGATCACGAGAAGCCAATCGGTACTGTAGAATTCGGCAAGCCAACTGCAAAAGGCGTCCCCTTTACGGCGACCGTCGCCAAGGTTGAAGTACCCGGCACTTTGAAGGACCGCGTCGACGAAGCTTGGCAGTCGGTGAAAGCCGGTCTGATTCGCGCTGTGTCGATCGGCTTCCGCAGCCTTGACCATGAACCGATCAAAGGGACTTACGGCCTGCGCTTCAAGCAGACCGAAGTGTATGAACTGAGTTTGGTAAGCGTGCCGGCCAACGCCGGGGCGATCATCACGAACATCAAATCGTTCGATGTTGGGCTACCTGCCGCGTCAGGCAAAAAGGAGTTCACCGTCGTACGACTTGAAAAACCCGCCGGCGCTTCGGCACACGTTACGAAAAAACTATCCGTTTCTCCGAAGCCCGAGGAGGGCCTAGACATGAATTTCGCAGAACAAATCAAGTCCTTCAAGGACACCATGGTGCAGAAGTCCGCGCGCCAAAAAGAACTGATGGAAGCCGCCGAAGGTCGCACCCTGGACGAAGCCGAGTCGGAAGAGTTCGATACCATCACCGACGAGCTGAAGGCCGCTGAAGTCCACATCAAGCGCCTGGAAGTGATGGAGAAAGCCAACATCGAAAAGGCTGCCCCAGTCACCGACGTGGCTAAGCAGACCCATCGCGCTCCGCTCGTAGCCAAGAACACCGAGAAGCTGGAACCCGGCATCCTGTTCGCCCGTTACGCGATGTGCAAAATGGCCTCGCAGAATAACCCTGCAATGGCCGTGGAAATCGCGAAAGCGAAGTACCCACAGCACGAAGGCATGGTTAAAACCCTGGAGATGGAAGCACGCGGCCAGAAGATCGGCGGCCTGATGAAAGCAACCGTCGAAGCCGGCACTACCCTGGACCCAACTTGGGCCGCCCCATTGGTCGACTACCAGAACTTCGCGGGAGATTTTGTTGATTATCTCCGTCCTCGCACAATTCTGGGTCAGTTCGGCACCAACGGCATTCCTTCGCTGAACCGTATTCCATTCAACGTTCGCATCGCGGGTCAGACCAGTGGGGGCAACGCCTATTGGGTAGGCGAAGGGGCTCCTAAGCCATTGACTTCGTTCGATTTTAACAACACAGAGCTGCGCTGGAACAAAATCGCGACCATCGCGGTTCTGACCAACGAACTGATCCGCTTCAGCGATCCTTCGGCAGAACGCCTTGTGCGTGACGGCCTGGCCGCTGCGGTAATCGAAAGGGCTGACATCGATTTTGTCGATCCGTCGAAGGCAGCCGTGGCAAACGTCTCGCCTGCTTCGATCACCAACGGCATTGCCGGTATCCCTTCCAGCGGCAACACTGCTGAAGACATCCGTGCCGATGTCGCCGCTCTGTGGGCTCCGTTCATCGCAGCACGCAACGCTCCGCGTAACGCCGTGTACCTGATGGATTCGACCACTGCACTGGCCTTGAGCATGATGCAGAACCCACTGGGCCAGTCCGAGTATCCAGGTCTGACCATGAACGGCGGCACTTTCATGGGTGTGCCTGTGATCGTGTCCGATTACCTGCCGGTCGACTCTGGTGGCGGCATGGTGATTCTGCTGAACGCTTCTGATATCTGGCTGGCGGACGATGGGCAAGTGACCATCGACGCTTCGCGCGAAGCGAGCCTTCAGTTCCTGGACAATCCAACCAACAACTCTGCTACAGGTACACCGACCAGCATGGTTTCGCTCTGGCAAACCAACAGCACCGGCTTCCTTGCAGAACGCTTCATCAACTGGGCTCGCCGCCGCACTAGCGCCGTAGCCTATCTGACCGACGTCAACTGGGGCACTGGCGCGTAAGATAGCTATGCTGTAAACTGAAGTCCGCCACATCCGGGTAGCTCCCGAGTACCGTCTCCCAACGGTCGATGTGGCGGACTTTTTCTATTTGGGAGGCGAAACCCTGGGAGGGGCCGAGCATGACGAATTACATTTACGTTTTACATTGTCCTATCGCCAATACCGTTCGGTACGTCGGCAAATCGGTTGAACCAGAAAAACGATTAAAAGCCCACATAAGCGCAGCCAAGACCTTTACGTATCGACATCACACATCCGCTTGGATTCGTAAGCTTCTCGACGCCGGGCTATCACCTATTCTCGAAGTGGTAGCGGAAGTGCCGCGCGGAGGTAACTGGCAAAAGGTTGAAAGGGAGTGGATCTCGGGCGCTGAAGAGAAAGGCTGGAAGTTAACCAATTCAACCGCCGGTGGCGAAGGTCTAGACTACCTGTGTCCGCTAGCGCAAGCCTCCTATCGCGCTAATCTTAGTGCAGGTCTGCGAAGATACTGGGCGCAAGACGGCAAGAAAGAGGCCGGTAAGGAGCATTGGGCAGCTGTAAAAGCTCGTCCGGGGATGAAAGAGAAAATAGACAAGGCGCGCAACGCCGCCCTGCGAAGTCCAGAGTACCGCAATAAAATGTCGGAACTTGGATTGGAGATACAGAATCGCCCAGAATTAAAAGAGAAATTAGCGCAAGCCAGGAGGGATTTCTGGGCCAGCGCAGAAGGCCGAGCTGTATTTGAAAAAGCTTTCAGTGACCCAGAAGTGAAAAGAAAACAATCGGAGGCTAAGAAAAAGACGTGGGCGGACCCGGAAGCCCGCCAAAGAATGGCGAACCGCTGGACTCCTGAAGCTAAAGGGGCCCAAGCTGCGGAGATAGCCTCCCGCCAAGATAAAATGAAAGCTTCTATCACGCCTGAAGTATTGGAAAAACGCAACGCAGCCATAAAAGCGTCTTGGGCCCGAAGAAAAGCTGAAAAACTAGCAAATACCCCGCCAACCTAATATCCTGCGTGGGCGACCAACCCCCCGGAAGCCCACCGCATGAAAGATTTTATCGGCTTCACCAGAAAAATTCTGTTCATGAATCAGGGCGATAGCTTGCCTGATCCACCTATTCCCGCGCCGCCGGGGCCCTACGACCGGAGTATTCCGGCTGTCGACGGTCTGAATGCATATTCGACCCCTTACAACTCGCCGACCGGCATCATGGTCGTACGTGGGTTCTTCACGAACAACGCTGCTTCAATCCCCACCCTGGATATCAAGTGGAACGGCGT